GAAAAATTCACAAACATGGAGTAGTATATCTATGGCTGGATCTACAAACGGAGCCTTGGTTGGACCCGTTACAGTTTCAGGCACAATAACAATTCCATCAGGGAGTACATTCGTAATTTTATAATGAGTAAATTAGAAACAAATACAATTGATACAGTATCAGGAACTACTAATTTAGTTATTGGTTCTACTAATTCATCTACAGTAACATTTGAAAATGGTTCACCGACAGGGCATATGTATCCGGCATTTGAAGCAAAAAGAAGTGGTGCACAAACTTTATCACATGATACTGAAACTAAAGTTGCTGTTGATGTTGAAGTTTTTGATACCAACAGTTGTTATGATAATTCAACTAATTATAGATTTACTCCAACAGTCGCTGGAAAATATTATATCTATGCACAAGCAGTTGGCGAAGCAGGAATAGCACAATTAAAAAGATATTCTTTAATTATTAAAAGAAATGGAAGTAATTATAAATATATGTCTCAATATTTTACTAATAATGAAGGATATATAAATAATATATTTATTGGCGCAGTAATAGATTTTAATGGCAGTTCAGACTATGTAGAGCTTTTTACTAAAATAGAATACGCATCATCTGGAACAGTTAAAATTGATGGAGGTACTGCTGGACCAACTTTCGGTGGATACAGGATAGGAGCATAATGGCAGACGGAACTTTAAAAGTAGGAACAATAACAAACAGCGCAGGATCTGGTAACATTGCTATCGGATCGGGTGTTACGTTGCTATCTAACGTTCCAGCTTTTGAAGCATTTTTAAGTTCTAGTCAAACTGTAACAGACAATGCTACTACAAAAATACAATTTAATTCTGAAGTTTTTGATACCGATAATTGTTATGATAATTCTACTAACTATAGATTTACCCCAACAGTCGCTGGAAAATATTTTGTTTATGCAGTTTTAGGTTCAGATACAATTGCAGGTGCTAATTTAGATCAGTTAAATTTATTTATATACAAAAATGGGTCAGAGATTAGTCAATCAAAAATTGATGCTAGAGGAAATACTTTAGGTTCTTTTTGTACTGTTAACGCAACTCTAACTGTAGATATGAATGGATCATCAGATTATTTAGAGGGTTTTGGAAAAATAGATGACACAAGTGGTAACCCAGATTTTTTTGGAGATACACCAAGTAGAAAAACATTATTTGGTGCATACAGGATAGGAGCATAATGACAGCAATTTTAAAAGTAGACACAATACAAGATACATCAGGTAATAACATTATCAACGAGAGTTCTGATACTATTACTATTGGTGCATCTGGTGATACTACAAATATTGTTGGGACATTACAGAATAATGGTTCTGCTTTAATTAGTGGAATTACAGAAGCTGACCAATGGAGAATAAATTCTAATTTAACAACATCAACTGCGTCTGGTTATTTTACTGCTAATTGGGAAAGAGTTGATACAGACGGATTTGGAAAAATAGGAACAGGATTGACCGAAAGTTCTGGTGTATTTACTTTTCCAAGTACAGGAGTTTATTTAATTGCATTTGATATGATGGCTTATGGAAATGGTGGTGCTAGACCATATTTTGGAGTTAGAATAGCAACAACACTAGATAATTCTTCATATAGTGATGCTTCAATGACTTATGCAAGTTCTTATACTAATGGTGCTTATGGAAGTATGAATGGTAGATTTCAATTTAATGTTACTGATGTTTCAACTCATAAATTTAAAATGGGATTTGAAACAGATGGAAATAGTACAATATTTGAAAATAATTCAAACAGAAATTCAAGTAATGTTACGATAACTAGATTAGGAGATTCAGTATAATGGCAATAACTAGAATTATAACACCCGCAGTAACTGATGATGCAGTAACTTTAGCTAAAATGGCTCCAGGTACTGATGGAAATTTAATTACTTATGATGCAAGTGGTAATCCCGCAGCAGTTGCAACAGGAACTGCAGGACAAATTTTAACAAGTGCAGGAGCTGGTGCTCCTCCAACTTTTGCAACAGCAGCAACTGTAAATGGAATTACAGAATATGATATGTTTAGATTAACAAGCGATACACAAGGTCCTTTTACTCTAACATCTAATCTTGAAAGAGTAGATACAAGTTTTGAAAAAATTGGAACAGGAATGTCAGAAAGTTCTGGTGTTTTTACTTTTCCTTCAACTGGAAAATACGAAGTTAGATTTACTGCAACAGGAAAAAATCCAGATGCCACAGGAGAAAGAAATTATGTTGCCAATATACAATTAACAACAAATAATTCTTCATATTCTAATGTTGCATCTTCAAGCAATAACATAGGTTACTACAGTAGTTCAGTAAATAACTGGCAAACAACATCAGCATTTGTTTTTTTAGATATTACCGACACTTCAAATATGAAAGTTAAATTTAATGTTGAAACTAATGGAAACAGTAACACTTACACAATGTCAAGTTCAGCTTCTAATATTACATACATGACATTTATTAAATTTGGAGATACATAAGATGACAGATAGAGATTATTTAAATCAAGCGTTAGCATCAATGCATAGTGGTCAATGGTTTGGCTTTAATAGTAAAAATCAAACTTATTCAACTTTAATAGTTCATGACAGTTCAATTACAAAACCTACTGAAGCTGAAGTTAATGCAGAGATACAAGGAATAAAAGATGCTGAACAAGCATCAATAGATAAAAAAGCCTCTGGTAAACAGAAGCTAAAAGATTTAGGATTGGACGACGCAGAAATTAACGCGTTGATAGGAG